TCGAAGTACTCGAAAGTGGCCCCGTCCGGGCTGATCACCACGGTGTTGCGGCGCGCCGACGGCAGATAGAAGTCCATCGGCTCGCAGTTCGGATCGACGGCAGTGTGCAGCATCCGGAGGCTGCTGCCCGCCGGCACGTCGTTCACGATCCAGTGGAAGAGATCCTCGTAGCCGACATCGGCCTCCTCGGGCGCGCGTAAATACAACGAGAAATCATGCACAAATACGAGCGCATTACCGAGCCTGCCTGGCCCGGTGCCCTGCCACGCGATCATGATCGAACCGGGCGGCATCGAAAGGATCGCCAGCCGGATGTTGTTCTGCGTTGGCTGGCCGAAGACGACGGCGTTCTCGGTGTAGAACTGGATGTAACTGCCATCCCCGCCCAGCGCATCCACCAGGTTCGGCAGAGCCTGGAGCGCCGTCACCCACTCGGCCAGGATCGTTTTCGGATTAGTCATTGGGATTCTGCCCGGCCCGCGCCATCAGCGAAAGCTCGACCAGCCCGTATGGGTCCGGCTGGCGCACTGTGGTCACCACGAACTGCGATCCCCAAGCGGTCACCCAATCACCGCGCTGAGGGAAGTTAACAAGGTCGGAGGCACTGACGGAGATCTCCTCGATATTCGCCAACGCGCCGGACTCTTCGCGCACGCGTGCGTGGCGGACGGCGGTGATAGTCACCGGATCGCCAACCGCCACGCCAGCCTGTGCGGATTGATACACGACTGGCTCACCGAACGTCTGCAGCATGACCACGTTCGCCGCCGCGTCGATGGTGGGCCAGTCGGACATATATAATGATGCGGCGGCGCGTCGGCCGCGCTTAGTTGAGCGTGATGATGGAGTAGAATACCGTCACGACCATCGTGCCGTTGCCGGTGGCGAAGGCGCCCGTGGCATTGACAATGTCGATACCGGTCGCCGATGGGGGCTGGATGACGCCCGTGGGCGGCGGCACTACGTTCTCGCTCGCAGCCGCGCTAGTGATGGTCGCGGCAGGGATGGTCGACGAGTGCGGCACCACGCCGGTCCCGTGATACTGGAACGACACCGCCCCGCCGCCGGTGAACTGCGTGGCGCCGGGTTTCATCTGCACGATGAACTGATCCACCACGAGAACCTGTCCGGCCGCGGGCGCCGGCAAGATGCTGACCGCCGCTCCGAACATGGCCATGATCTGCGCCGCCGTGAGCGTCACCACCGTTTTCTGAATCAGTGACGGGTCCGTGTCCGCCGCCTGCACTGGACCGAAGCCAAGCGGATTGAGCCGCACACGAACGGTCGCATCGGCGGTCTGACCGCCGGGAGCGACAGTGCCGTCCGGCTGGTTCGGCACCGCAAAGCCGATCTCCTTATTGGAGGTGCCAGCCGCGGTCAGCGTGCTGGACGTGGCCTGCTGCGTGGCGTTGTTCCAGAAGACCTTGTCGCCAGGATTGAACGTGCTCGCGTCCTTGGCGAGATCGAACACGCCTTCCACCACCAGTTCGCTGGCGTCGCCAGTGTTCTGGTTGTTCACCGAGACGCCGAAAATGTTGCCTACCTGGCACCCGCCGCCGCTCACGAGCGCATTGGGCGCGACCACCGTAAGGGTTTGACCTTCTTGAATGTAATTCTGCATCGAACTTCTCCTGTTCCTGTCGGGGCGACTCGCGCCGCCCCGCTGTTGTGGTTTCCCAACGCCTAGGCGCCCTAGGCGCCGGCGTTCTTCTGAAGCCCGCGATAGTCGATGGCCGCCGCGCCGAAATCCATGCGCGCCTTGATCTCGACGCCGTCCACTTGGAAGCCCTGCTTGGTTTCGATGTACACGCCCTGCTGCCCTTCCAGGTAGCAGTACTCCACGGTGTCGATCTGCGCCGGGTCCGCGATGAAATACCACGCCGTGGGGCTGTTGGCATCCAGACGCGGCTCGACCACCGGAATCAGGCTGCGCACCCACTCCGGCACCACGGCAGTCGCGGAGGAGGCCGCGAGGTTGATGGGATACACGCGCTGGAGCATGTACATCTCGAGCGTCGTCGGCACCGCGATGAATCGCGGGATGAGATTCAACGGCGTGCCCTGCGGCCCTTTCTGCGACCGGAAGGCAGCACGCGCCTGGCCGTAGGCCTTCTGCATCGCGGCCTCGGTCGCATTCACGTTCGGATCGATGCTGCTGCCGACGCCGGTCAACAGGTTGCCATGGTTGGCATGGAACAGAGTGGTGGACGTCTTGTCGCCGGCGTACACAGCCGCCGGATTCGACGTGATGATGGCCCACACCGTGTTCGATTCGCGCTGCGCCGCGGACACCCCGAGCACCGCCGGGATACGCGTGAACGCTTGCAGGTCGTCGTTGATGATGACCTTGCGGGTCAACGCCACCAGCCCACCGAAGGTTGCGAGCGCATAGCTGATGTTGTTGTCCGTCAGTTGCAGATGGTGAAACTCGCCTTTCTCGTCCAACTGGGGCAGGGCGGGCGCATCGGCGAGCAGCACGCGGTTGATGGGCTTGAAGTCCTGCGCCGTCACTTGCCGGCAGAACGGCTGGAATGTGCGCGGGTAAGCCTCGTAACCCTGGCGCAAGGTCTTGTTGGCGACGTTGGCCACGATTGCCGGGAAATCGGAGGTGGATTCGGCGCCGCCCGCGAAGAATTCCGGCCCGCGCGAGGGAGCCTGGAGCGACAGTTCGGCAACCCGCGTCACGTCCATGCCGCGCACCGGAACTCCCTTCATCTGCAGGTACTCCTTGGCCATGTCCATGAGTTTGAAGTTGCGGTACTCACGTCCCATGTCCTCGGCGCGCTGCTGTTGTTCCGGGCCGCACCCGCGGAGATACTCGCCGAGATCGTTGCCGTTGTGGTCCCGGCGCCGCGCCAGGAAGAACCGTGCGTCCGTGCGCAGCAACAGCGCCATCTGCATGCAGGCCAGGCGCCGCTCCATGCCGTCGCGGGTCACCGAGGTGCCGCCCTCCCCGCGAATCGGGAATGCCGGGCCCTCTGCGCCCGGGCGCGGCGGGACTCCCTGCTGGCCCTTGGTCGCGAGATGGGCGAACAGTTCCTTCCGTGCCTGGTCGACGGGCACGCCCTTGGCGATGAAGTCGCCGATGACGGTCTCATCGATTCCATATTTGATTGCGGTCGCACTCAGCGATTGGATTTCGCTGACGCGCTGCCGTTCGGCCTGGACCGCCTCTTCCCGCGCGGTGGCCAGTGCCTGTTCGTTCACAGTACGGGCACCCGCGCCCGCTTCCTGCGTGGTCTTCTTTTCCATGGCAGGTGTCTCCTTTTGTGGGCTGGTTGCCCGGTCTGCGCTCAGAAAGCACGTATTGAAATCGGCCGGCATGGTGCACGGCGAAATCTCGAACGGCTCCCAATCGGTGGCCTTGAACATGCCGATTTCCTTGTCGTTCAGATACGGCGGCTTGCCCTCCGGCATCCCTTCGGTTTGCAGCTTCTCGCGCTTGTAGACAAACGTTCCGAAGCTGAGGTTCTGCAGGATGCCCGTGCTGGCTTTGCGGAACATCTCGGCGCCGTCCGCGTCGCCGAGATCGAATTGCAGTGTGGCCATGCCCTTATCGCCGTTGGGCCAGGCGCGCCGCACCACGCCCACTTGGGCCCGCGTGCCGACCTTGCCGGCCATGAGCGACTTGAAATCGTCGCCGGTGAAATGGGTGTCGAAGACGGGCGCGCCGTTGTTCAGCCGGTCGAAGCGGCAACCCTGCATGTCGAGCTGCAGCATGTAGGGTTCGCCGGTTGCGCGGTCCATCCGCGGGACTGCGGCCCCGCTGTACCAGACCACGTCGATGGTGCCGTCCTTGGCGTTGGCCGTGCTCGGCAGCACTTGCGCATCGGCGGAGAAGACCTCCGCGTTGTTCCGTTCGTCCTCGTTTCGCAATAGCGGCATGGTGCCTCCTAATTCGTCCTCGCGTTGACGGCGATGAAGTCGTTTTCACCCAGCTTCTTGAGTTGGTAGAGTTGCTTCTGGAGCCACGCGACGTGGCCTTTGAAACTGTCGTCGCCTTCGCGGTGCCACTTGATGAGGTGCTGGCCGAAGTGGAAATTCGACATGTCGCCGGCGTCGTAGCACTGTTTGCAGAGGTCGGTGAACTGCGCGATGGCCGCCTGTTCGGCGGCGAAGGCGTCGTTCAGAATCTCAGTGACGCTATCATGGGTCGCGGCGGGCTTCGGCTCAATCGTCGGCGCGCCCTCCAGGAACAGCAGGCGGCTGACGAGTTGCTTCATGTGGTCTTCGCACTGCTCGTGCAGTTGCTTCAGGCCGCCGGCCAGATCCAGGCCCAGGCGCTTGGCGTCGCGCTGATCGAGAAGGTACTGAAGCATCAACGATGCTTCAGTGTTGACGGCGGTCTGGACTCCGGCCATTACCTGCGGGTTGCCTTTCATGGGTGTCCTTTCTTGTCGAGGTGAGTCATCAGCCCCGGTAGAGCCGGGACGCGGATTCAAAACTGCCGCCCGTGCGAGACATCCCCGCGACGAGCAGGTCCTTCACCATCCCGAGTTCCTCTTCCGAGAGCGCGGCGAAGCCCTGTCCCTTGGGCTTGCCGGCGGCAGCCTTGCTGCTTGGGGTCCGCTCCTCGGTTCCCGCCGGCTGCTCCTGGCCGCGCAGCGTCGTGTTACGCGGGTCGGAGTCGAGGATAATCTCGAACTTGTCCAGCAGCTTGTTGAACAGCGCAATCTGCTCAAGTTGCGTGGTGGGGTCGTAGCCGTTTTCCAGCACAGCTTCGAACCAGGTCTTCCGGCCCATGCGGACATCCTTTAATACCGCCTCGGCGTCCTTCACCGGATCCACGGACTCGAACCGCGGCGCGGTCCACTGCACGCTGCGCAGTCCGATCTTCGGGTCGTTGGCGGCAGCTCGTGGAATCTTGCCCTGCAGGATCAACGTGTCGACGAACCGCCGCCACACAGGCATCGCGAATAACGGGATCAAGGTGAGCCAGCGGAAAGCCTCCACCGTGTTGCGGAAGCCCAGCATGCCACCGCGCCAGGAAGAGTAATTCACCTGCGACATGTCGCCGGTGCCGAGTTCGTAGGGCAGGCCAATCCCGGCCATGATCCCCTGCAACTCAGTCATCTTGTATTCGCGGTATCCGCCGGCCGGCGGCGGGTTGTTGAACTTAACCGCCTGGCCCGGCTTCAGATACTCGACCATCCCTGGCTGGAAGCTCTCGACAGGGAGCCCACTCGATGGATCGGTCCCGGCGAGACCGAGTGGATCGCCGTCGACGCCTTCCGGCTGCTCGACGAATGCGGTGACACACGCCTCTACCTTCTTGCGCACCCGCTCGGCGTCGCAGTAGTCATCGAGATCCCGGAGCGCCATCATCACCGGCGCCAGCCACGGCACGCCACGCACCTGGCCTGGCCGAAGCATGCGATAGACGTGCATGATCTGATCGGCCGGGACCGGCTGGCTCACGATGCCGCCGCGCGGGTTGAGGATCAGCACGCCGCCAGGATGGTAGCTGAACAGCCAGTAGGCGACGCGCCGCCCGAGTTCATCGAACTGCACGCCCTCCATCACATGCCCGTTGACCAGCCCCATCGTGCGGGCCTGATCGAGAAAGTCCGCCTCCAACATCTGAAGCTGAAGTGGCACGCGCAGGCCGGCGTCCGCAGGACGCGGCCGGAACCGCACAATCGCTTCGCCGCTCTCAGCCATGGTGCGGACGGCCAGCGTCTGCATGCCGTAGAAGTCCAGACGCTGCGGCGTGTCGCAGCCGTCGGCGAAGAACGGCCACTCGGCATCGATGACCTTGTCGATGGCTGTGTTGCCGGTCTTGGCCTTCGGCACGATGCCGGTCCCGACGACGTTGCCGGATAACTCCTCGATCGCGCGCGCCGCATAGGGATTGTTGCGGACGAGATCGCGGCTCCGGTTGCGGAGCCAGATGAGCGATCCCATCAGCTCGACGTTGGCGTCGGTCGAGGCGGCGTACCAGCCATGTGCGCGGCGACCAGCGGTGGCACCGTCGTAGCGGAATCGCTGCGTGTGCCGCTCCAGATAGCCCGTGGTCAGTTCCAGGGCCACCCGACTGCGCACACGTTGCAGCGCAACGCGCGGCGCCACGATGCTGATGGCTCGGTCGAGTAGGTTCATTACACGCATGGCGCCTATATGAGGCACAATAAGAAAGGGAGCTGAGCGAAATGGCGAACCTGATTATCGAAATGCCTGACGACCTCGCGCGTGGCCTTGAGGGCATAGCAGCCGCACAGCACAAGAGCGTCCAGCAACTGGCAGTCGAACGCTTAACTCTCCTGGTGGAGAGCGACCCCGAATCTCGCGTGAGCTCCGCCGCCACGATCCTGCGAGTGATGCAGGAGCCGCCTCACCTGAGTGTTTCGGACGTTGACGAGCTCGACGCAGCTATTGCGGCCGGACAGTTGCCCGTCCAAACACCCGATCTCTTTTCGAACTGATCGGAATCGTGACATATCTCCTCGACACAAACGCGATCAGCGCCATCATGCGGGAGGACGGCAAAATGGTGTCATGGCTGTCATCCGTTGGAACCGGCGATCGCGTTGTGGTTTGTCCTGTTGCCCGTGGCGAGATTCTGTTCGGCCTGGAAAGGCTGGCCTTGGGAAAACGCCGCTCCGAGCTCGAGGTGAAAGCCCGGAGACTCTTCGCAGCACTGGCTTGCGAGCCAATCCCGCCTGGTGCTGGCGATCATTATGCCAGCGTGAAAGCGGCTCGGCAGCGCCGAGGCCTCCCCCTTGACGAGAACGATCTCTGGATGGCCGCGACCGCTCTCGCCATCGGAGCGACGCTGGTAACCCGTGACAGTGACTTTCGAGAAATCGAGGGGCTCGCGATTGTCGTGCCCTGAGATCGGGATTCCCTGCGTACCGGCCCGTTACCAGCGGTCCGACATGCTCGGGCCCGTCGGCCCATCGCCGCGTTGATGCTGTGCGAACCGTACACGCCTTCCGGTCTGCCCGCTGGCCTGCCGGCTGTCCTCTTCGATCTCAGCCTTCGCCTTGCGCAGATCGTCCACCGAGCGGTACGTCACCTCGCGCCCATCCGGGAAGCGCACTTTCAAGGTGGGATTCCCGAGCGCCTGGTTGATGGCGTCCAGATTCGCCTGCAACTGTAAAACCGTCAGAGCCATGTCATCTGCCTCCAAACCAATTGCGACGCGGTATCCATTGCTCCGCGCGCTCGAACGGAGCGGGGATACGAACGTCGGTTTCCTGCGGTTCCGGCTGCGCTGGGGGCGGAGCGTTCGCCGCGACCACCGTCGGCGGAATCGCCTGTGCGCCCTTGCGCCGCGAGCCAGACATCTTCGCGAAGCGGTCGCAGTGGACGCCCAGCTTCAAACCGCTGGCGTAGAGAGCCTGCAACGCGGCATAGGCATAT